TCAATACCAAGAGCCAGATGATCCACACTGATTCCAACAAGGTAATTACTCAGAACGCTGATAACCACTCTGTTCCAGAGCTAATTCAGCATGCCAAAAACTTTAAGGAAGAAGTTGAACAGATTGATGAAAAGAAAAGATCAAGGAATATTCTAGTTACAATGAAGGGTGAAAAGGGTGCTGGTGGTGTTAAGCGCATCAGACAATCTGAATATGACCCAAAGATTCATAGTCTAGCTGAGCGCGCCATGTCTGCTACTGAAGTGGATAAGCGCGAAGAAATTGTTAAGGGCATGAAAAAGAAGCTTGGTGACTTTCGCAAGCGCTATGGTAAGCGTGCCAAAGATGTAATGTATGCCACTGCTACAAAACAGGCGATGAAAGAAGATATAAAGGAGTCTGTAATTCCTGCAAACTCACCTATTCGTGATTATAAGCACAAGGATGTTAGTGGTCTCTATAATTTTTCACATCTAGAACATCCGAATGGTAATTATATCCAGCATAATCAAAATAAATATGTGCATTATAATAAGAAAACTGGAGAACACAAGTCTTTTAGCAGAACAAAATCAGGTCTCGCAGATCTTATTAACCATGTAAATAAAGTTCATTCTATTAAAGAAGATATTGCACAGCCATTAATTGGTGCAACATCAACACCTCCACGTGAAAATTCTGATGGAGAAGCCGCAATGGTAAAGACTGAGTTGCGTGCCATTGCTAATAAGGCTATGCATCTAGTAACACAGATGCCTCAGGGAATGGATATTGAGCCATGGGTGCAATCAAAGATTGCTCAGGCAAAACAAATGGTATCATCAGTTCATGACTATATGATTTATGGTAATCATGATGAAAAAGAGCAGACTGATACACCAATAACATTTCCCAATACTAATGTAGATACTGGAAGAATTTAATGATGATAATTAAACCATTAGGCGTAGAAATAGCTTTAACATCAAATACAACTGTTGCTAATTCAACATTAGTACGTGTAATTAATACCGGTGTATCAGGTGTATTAACATTTGCTAATGGTGGAACTACATATGCTAATGTAACTGTATCAAATGCCCAGTATGTCGTTGTTCAAAAAGCTCCTACAGATACGCTTCAAGGCACTAATATGCTTGGTGTTCCAGTAGCATATAAAAATTAAAGAGAGATAAAATGCGTCTATTTACAGAACTAAATGAAGAAGTAGAATATATAACCGAAGCAAAAGAAAACGGTGATAAAGAACACTTTATTCATGGTATTTTCTTACAAGCTAATAAGAAAAATCGTAATGGACGAATTTATCCTGTTAATGTAATGGAAAAAGAAGTTAACAGATATAACAATGAAGTTATTAATAATAAGCGAGCTTACGGTGAATTAGGTCATCCACAAGGACCACAAATCAATCTAGATAGAGTATCTCATCTTATTACAGAGCTAAAGCGCGATGGTGATAACTTTGTTGGCAAAGCAAAGCTTACCAATACTCCAATGGGTAATATAGCAAAAGGTCTTTTGCTTTCTGGCGCAGGTCTTGGTGTATCATCCCGTGGTCTTGGAACACTTAAGCCAACCAAAGATGGTATTATGGAAGTTCAAGATGATTTCCGTTTAGCCACAGCTGCTGATATTGTTGCAGATCCATCTGCACCAGATGCTTATGTTAAAGGTATTATGGAAAACTGTGAATGGCTATATGATGCTGTTAAAGATACTTGGCTTGAGCAAAAATTAGATGATACTAAAAAAACTATTCATAAGTTGTCTCGTTCTAAGATTGAAGAACGTCAACTTTCTCTTTTTGAGAGTTTTGTAGAATCTCTTAAAAGAATTTAATTATAAATAATCTTAAGATTCAAGGAGAAAATCCATATGACTGTAAAGAATAAAGAAATTTCAGAAGACGGCTTAGAAGATATGCATGAGGAAGATACTCAGGCATCAGCTTCTCTTAAAGCTGGTTCTAGATCTATTGCCGATCCAAAAGCTATTGATGGTTCTAAGGTTGCAATGATGAAGACTATGATGAGCATGGCTTCAGGCATGGGCAAAGAAGATATGACTGATTGGTTTAATAAGGCAATTGCACTTATTGGACACGAAGCTGATAAGGTTGGTGACAATTCTGGTAAGAATCAGTCATCTGTTGATTCAACTCTTGGTTCCGGACCAAAAACAAAAGATGCAATGTCTAAGCTAGCATCTATTACTCCAGGACAGACAATGAGAGAAGATGTTGCTGATCTATTTGGCAATGAAGATCTTTCTGAAGAGTTTAAAGAAAAGGCTACTGCCATTTTCGAAGCAGCTGTAGTATCTCAGCTATTAGTTGCACGTGAAGAGCTCGTTGAAGAGTTTCAGACAGCATTAAATGAAGAAATTGCTCGTATTGAGAGTGAAAGCGTTGAGAATTTAGATAAGTATCTCGATTACGTAGTTGAGGAATGGATGAAGGAAAATGAAGTGGCTATTGAGTCATCACTTCGTACAGAACTTACTAATGATTTCATGGAAGGTTTAAAGAATCTATTTGCTGAGCATTATATCGATTTACCAGAAGACAAGGTAGATGTTGTTGAGAGTCTTTCAGATAAGGTAGCTGAGCTCGAAGACAAACTTAATGCAACTATTACAGAAAACTTAAGTCTAAAGGATGAACTAGTTAATACAGAACTTTCTTCTGTAGTAGAAGAGCTAGCTTCTGATTTAGTAATGACACAGCAAGAAAAGTTTAAGTCTCTTGCAGAAGAGATTGAATTTGATGGCGATATTTCTAACTTTAAGAAAAAGTTAGAAATTGTCAAAGAAACATATTTTAATAATGAATCATCAACATCTTCTAATATTGAAGAAGAAACATTTGAGACAAATGATTCACAGCCAGTGTCAAATACATTGGTAAACCGTTACGTTCAGGCTATTTCAAGAACAGCCAAGAAGTAAGACTTTTAATAAATAGAAATTAGAAAACAAGGAGAAGACTTTATGTTCCTCAACGAAGAAATCCAGAAGAAGTGGGCGCCAGTATTAGATCACGATGCGCTTGGTACCATTAAGGACCAGCATAAGCGTTCTATTACTGCTTTAATGCTTGAGAATACTGAGAAAGCACTACGCGAGACAGGTGGTTATCAGTCATTAAATGAAATTTCGTCATTACTTCCAGTTAATGCTGTAGCCGGTGGTTCACAGTCATCTGGTGGTAATATCGATACATTCGATCCAGTATTGATTTCACTTGTACGTCGTGCAATGCCTAATCTAATTGCATATGATGTATGCGGTGTACAGCCAATGACAGGCCCAACTGGCTTGATCTTTGCAATGCGTTCACAATACTCAAACTCTACAAATGCTACAGCCGGTGGCGAGACATTCTACAACGAAGTCAACACTGCATTCTCAACTGTTACAGCTGGCAACTCTACATTCGGCCAGGCAACTGGAACAGGTCCAGGAGCTTCTATTCCTGGTCAGACAAATACCACAGCAATGGTTAATACCGCATTCTATAATACAAACTTCGGTATGTCAACGGCCACTGCTGAAGCTCTCGGTACAGATTCTGGCAATACTTTTGCTCAGATGGCATTTACCATTGAGAAGGTTACAGTAACAGCTAAGTCTCGTGCCCTTAAGGCAGAGTACACAATGGAACTTGCTCAGGATCTTAAGGCTATCCATGGTCTAGACGCTGAGACAGAGCTTTCAAACATCCTTTCAGCTGAAATTCTAGCCGAGATTAATCGTGAAGTTGTTCGTGAGATCAACATTACTGCTAAGGTTGGTGCACAGGATAACGTAACTACAGCTGGTATTTTCGACCTAGATACAGATTCAAATGGCCGTTGGTCAGTTGAGAAGTTCAAGGGTCTAATGTTCCAGGTAGAGCGTGAGTGTAACCGAATTGCTCGTGAAACACGTAGAGGCAAGGGCAACGTTCTTATCTGCTCATCAGACGTAGCATCTGCTCTTCAGATGGCCGGTGTTCTAGACTATGCACCTGCACTAAATTCTAATAACCTACAGGTAGATGACACAGGCAGCACATTTGCTGGTGTTCTAAATGGACGTATCCGTGTATATGTTGACCCATATGCAATTGGTGGTAACTATCTAACAGTTGGATACAAGGGTTCAAGCGCTTTCGATGCAGGCGTATTCTATTGCCCATATGTTCCACTACAGATGGTACGTGCAGTTGATCAAATGTCATTCCAGCCAAAGATTGGTTTCAAGACACGATATGGAATGGTAGCCAATCCATTTGCTGAAGGCACAACAGCTGGTCTAGGTGTATTACGCACTAACTCAAACGTATACTACCGTAAGCTTATTGTTGCAAACTTGATGGGCTAATCAGGAATATTACTTTTCCGAAAAGAACCGGCTCCGGCCGGTTCTTTTTTGTTTACTAAATATTAATACTAGATTATAGTAACTAAAAGGAGATTTCATGATTCCTGTTGATCAAGAGTATTTTTATGATAAAGGTGAAATTGGCGATTGTGTTAGAGCTGTAACAGCTTCTGTGCTTGAATTAAGCAATGAAAATGTGCCACATTTTGTGAGAGATCAACCAGGCAGTGATTGGTATGAAACATGGGAAAAATTTATGATCGATCATGGTGTTAAGCCAATCATGATTGCCGGCCCATGGGAAACTATACCTAAACCGGTTGGATATTATCTAGCTTCAGGACCAGCTGAAAGAAAATGTAAACATATTGTAATAATGTGGGATGGTAAGGTTGTACATGATCCTCACCCATCTAGAGCAGGTTTGTTAAACATAGAAGCTATATGGTTATTAAAATGAGTGGATTCATATATATCTGGTTTGATAGTAAATACAAACGTTATTATCTTGGTGCTCATTGGGGTAAAGAAAATGACGGTTATATCTGTAGTTCATCATGGATGAAGAGATCATATTATAAAAGACCTAGTGATTTTCGTCGAAGAATTATTAAGTCAAATATTAAATCACGTGATGACATGTATGCATTAGAGATGAGATATCTTAATATGATCAAAGAATCAGAAATAAAGCCTTATAATCCTAAACCGCGATATTATAATCTTAATATTAAGAATAATAATGTATGGCACAGATATGATGATCATATTAAAACAATAGGCCAAAAGATATCTGCTGCTAAAAGGGGCAAGCCAGATAAAAGAACTACACCTATGTTAGAGATAGGAATTAAGATAAGTACAACTAAAAAAGAATCATTTTATAAGAGAGAAGCAGAACTAGGTTACAAATTTACTCTAGAACATAAGCAGAATCTGTCTAAATCATTAACTGGTAGACAGCATACAGATGAGTGGAAAGCATTAAGTTCTGAAAGATTAAAGAAACAATGGGCTGATGGTATTCGTAAATCACATGGTCCGTTGTCTGAAGAACATAGGAAAAAAATTAGTGTTGGAAATATTGGTAAAAAGCGAGAAGATGTATCAAACTATAAAACAGCACATTCTAAGAAATATCGTATAACCATGATGAATGGTAATATAACAGAAGTGCATGGACTTAAGAAATATGCTGCTGATAATAATATTCCATATGTAACTTTATTTAAAGCCAGTCAACAAGGATGTAGAGTATTAAAATACAATATAAACGAAATCAGCGTTTTGGAGTAATTTATGATGAAAAAAGTATTATTAATTATCATGTTAAGTATTATATCAATTCCTGCCATGGCACAAATTACTGGTGCTGGTGCTACTTTCCCTTATCCAATTTATAGTAAATGGGCAGAAGCATTTAAAAAAGATACTGGTGTTGTAATTAATTATCAAAGTATTGGCAGCGGCGGTGGCATTAAACAAATTCAGAACAAAACTGTTACATTTGGTGCTACCGATATGCCTCTTGAAGCTGATGTTCTTGATAAATTTGGATTAATTCAATTTCCATTAGTTACTGGAAGTGTTGTTATTGGTCACAACTTTAAGCAAGATAATATAGTATTAACACCAGATCAAATAGCAAATATATATCTTGGTAATTTAAACAAATTAAATAATGAAAATATAATACCGGTGAGAAGAAGCGATGGAAGTGGTACAACTTATCTTTTTACTAACTGGCTTAGTGCATTAAATACGACATTCAAAGATAAAATTGGTGTAGGATCATCAGTTAGTTGGCCCATTGGCATAGGTGCAAAAGGTAACGAAGGTGTTACCAACAATATTAAATTGAATAATAATGCGTTAGGTTATGTAGAATATGCATACGCAAAACAGAATGGTTTAAAAATGATCAACCTTAATATCAATGATCAAGTAATAAAACCAAATACAGAATCATTCAAAAATAATATATGGCCAATTACTTCACCTACATATATTTTAATGCATAAAGATACATTGAAATCTAAAGAATCAAAGCAAGCTATAGCATTTTTTATATGGGTAATGAAAAATGGCGATAAAATGGCAGAAGAATTAGACTATATTCCATTAAGTCTAGAACAAAAAAATAATAATCTGAAAATTTTAGAATAATTATAATGTATAAATAAGTTGTAAATGATAAGAAAAAAGAATATAAACTTAAGAGGAGCTTTGAGAGCTCCTCTTTTTTTCAATATAAATAAGTTTATGAAAACATTCAAAGAATTCATATTAGAATCTACTGAATATAAAAATCCATCTGAGATACTCAATAAATCTCAGCTAAAAGCCATGAATAAACATCCACATTATCGTACATATGTACATTCATATGAGCATCCAACTGTTTATATGAGATTGAGTCATAGAAATAATCCTAAGTCATCAATTAGAAATGTTGCAGTTGCTAATTCTGGTCAAAAGCACTATATGGAATTTGCTATCTCCAAAAGAGGAAAGATCTACCATTCAACGGTATACAAACACGATCATACTGATGAAAATGGTAATAAGAGCTGGAGTATTGCTGCACAACACTCAGTAGATGATTAATAATAAATATTGGAAAAGTGTTTAAATGTCAGCTATAGATTCAGTACCAACAAATAAGAATTTTTTATCACCAGTTTCTTTTAAATTCTTAATTAAAAAAGCGCCTGGTGTTAATTTTTTTATTCAAGAAGTTACTATACCACGTATGAGTTTACCAGCTGTAAATACACCAAATCCATTTGTGAATTTACCGAAACCTGGTGATCATATAGATTTTGATACTTTATCTATTAAATTTAAAGTAGATGAAGATCTGCAAAACTATATGGAATTATATAATTGGATAGTTCAAATGGGTAAACCACAGACTTTCGATCAATATAAGTATATACAGGATAAAGATCCTATGAGTGGTGAAGGTATTTATTCAGATATAGAATTAGATATTCTAAACTCAAAAAGATCAGCTAATTATGCTGTAGTATTTCAGGATGCTTATCCAATTGAACTTGGTGATATTACATTTGATGCTACTATGGAAGATGTAAACTATGTTACTGCTTCAGCTGTATTCAAGTATAAACTATACACCATTGATAAGATTTAACTAACTGCTTATTGATTAGGTGATACACCTATTATACCATACATTTTGGAAATGTGCATAAAAATATTACACTATTTTAACATTTATTTTTACCGAATTTGAAAAATCTATGGTATAATGATAACATGAAAATAGAAGATATAATGAGTGAGTGGAGTCAAGATGCACAGATTGATTCTACCGAAATTGGAAACGAAACTCTTAAGATTCCAAAGCTGCATTCTAAATACATTAATATTCTAGTATCTGAACGATTGCTTCTTAAAAAGCTTGAAACAGAACTAAAAGTCTTGAAAAAAGACAAATATGAAATGTTCACTATGGGTGCTACAAAAGAGCATAAAGACCTAGGATGGGAATTACCACCTAAAGGTATTGTGTATAAGCAGGATGTTCCAATATATATGGAGTCTGATACACAGATTATTAATCTATCACTTCGTATTGGAATGCAGCAAGAAAAAGTGGACTTATTAGAATCAATTATCAAATCAATTCATAATCGTGGATATCAACTTAAAACAGCACTTGATTTCTTACGATTTACCATGGGCGGATAAAATGGAGCATAATATGGAAGAAAAGACAATTAATGATCAAATTACTGATGCATATAATTCATACATTGAAGAAAATACACGGTTTGTTAGCAAGGGTGTAAAGGCATCTGCAGCTCGAGCACGTAAGGCACTTGGTGAATTACGTAAGTTAGCAGGTGAGCGGCGGAAGCAAATTCAGACAGAGAAAGAAGCTTTAGCTTCTAAGTAATGGACGTTATTAGAGTAACACGCTTTAATGAGACCTATGATAAGTTAGACTGTGATCCAGGTATAGCTCAAGAAATTAATTTATACTTTACATTTGATGTGCCTGGGGCTAAATTTACTCCATCATATAGAAATAAAATATGGGATGGAAAAATTAGAGTATATAAGATGTTACAAAGTCTTTTATACTGTGGTCTAAGACATAAATTAGAAGTGTTTTGCCGTGAGCGTAATTACATTATAGAATACGACTTTGATACAACTCATAGAGAATTTTCTGCAATTGAGGGAGATAAATTCGTTAATGACCTAGGTCTAACTCTTACACCTCGCGATTACCAGATGAAATCATTTGTTTCTGGTGTTCGCGAGGGTAGAGTTTTATTTCTATCACCTACTGCATCCGGTAAGTCACTTATTATCTATTTACTAACAAAGTATTATAATAAGAAAACACTTATTGTTGTACCTACAATTTCTCTAGTACATCAGATGGTATCTGACTTTGAGAATTATTCTGGTAAAACTGAAAATGCACATAAAATTCATGGTGGTAAAGAACGTGATTCTGATTCGCAGATTATATGTACAACTTGGCAAAGCATTTATAAACAACCAAAGAGTTGGTTTGACCAATTTGAGGTAGTTATTGGCGATGAAGCCCATTTATTTAAAGCAAAATCCATGATTTCAATTATGGAAAAGATGGGCAATTGCAGATATAAGTTTGGTTTTACTGGAACACTTGATGGCACTGCATGTCATGAACTTATTTTACAGGGTCTTTTTGGTCCAGTTAAAAAAGTTACAACAACTGCTCAATTAATTGAGCAGAAACATCTTGCAGATTTTACTATCAAATCTTTAGTATTAAGTTATCCAGAAGATATAAGAAAGCAATTATCAAAAGCTTCTTATCAAGATGAAATAGATTTTATTGTTAGAAATGAAAAAAGAAATAAATTTATCAAAAATTTAGTATTTTCTCTTAAAGGTAATACACTTCTTTTGTTTCAATATGTTGAAAAACATGGTAAAATACTACATGATCTATTAAGTAAAGACATTAATAAAGATAGAAAGATTTTCTTTATTCATGGCGGTGTAGATGGTGAAGAACGTGAAGAAGTAAGAAGAATAGTAGAGTTAGAAAATAATGCTATTATAGTCGCTTCATATGGAACGTTTTCTACAGGCGTAAATATTAAAAATCTAAACTCAGTAATATTTGCTTCACCATCTAAATCCCGTATACGTAATCTTCAGTCAATTGGTCGTGGATTGCGTAAATCTGATACTAAAACATCTGCAGTATTATATGATATAGCCGATGATTTAATTTGGAAAAATAAAAAGAATTATACTCTTTTACATTTTCTCGAAAGAATTAAAATATACGCCGAAGAAAAATTTCCTTATAAATTATATCGTATTGGATTAGAATGATTAAGAAAAAAACAGTACATTATGTAAACAATAAAATGATGTATGAAACTATGAAATCGTATATTGAATTAGTAAAATTAACCGATATTGATTCAGATCCACCACGTATTCCGGAATATATTGGTGAATGTATATATCTTATTTGTAATAAGCTTGCACTTAAACCGCAGTTTTTTGGCTATACGTGGCGAGATGAAATGGTTTCAGATGGAATAGAAAACTGCATAATTGCTATTAATAATTTTGATCCAAACAAATCTAATAATCCATTTGCATATTTTACTATGATAGCATGGAATGCTTTTATTAGACGAATTCAAAAAGAGAAAAAGCAGACTTATATTAAGCATAAGAATATGCAAAACAATTTCATTATTGATGATCTTATAAGCGAATTTGGTTCAAACCAAAATAGCGATTATAAATCTGATAATGTTATTAAAGAATTTGAAGACAAATCAGAAGCTTCCAGAAAAAAGAAAATCAAAGCAGTGAAGAAAAAAGGTGTAGAGGTATTTTCACATGAATAATAATTATTTAGTTCCAGATATAATAAAAGATCTCTTGGTAAAAATGATTAATGCAACTAGTCAGAATGAAAGACAAGCTTACGAGTTGCAAGTACGTACAATTAGAGATGCGTGTAATACGGCTCTTACTAAGGCATCTACTACTAATATTAAGATTAGGAAGCGCGCTTGAAAATATGTTTAATTACAGATACTCATTGGGGAATACGTGGGGATAATGTAAAATTTCTTGATTATTTTAAAAAGTATTATACAGACTTCTTTTTCCCGTACTTAGAACAGCATAATATTAATACTATTATTCACTGTGGCGATTTAATGGATCGTCGTAAATATGTGAATATTAATACAGCGAGATGTCTTCAGCGTGATTTTTTGAATGTAATCGATGAAAATAATTATACATATCATCAAATATTAGGAAATCATGATTGTTTTCATAAGAATACTAATGCAGTAAATTCATTTTCTATAATTGGTAAAAATGGTAATATATATTTGTATGAAAAAGCTACAGAAGTAGAGTTTGATGGACGCAAAATTCTTTTTGTGCCATGGATATGCGATGATAACTACACAGAAACGTTTGAACTTGTAAAGAAAACAAATGCAGTATATTGCTTTGGTCATTTTGAATTTGGTGGATTTCAAATGTATCGTGGACTTCCATCACATGGTGGCATGAGTAAAGCAGAATTTGATAAATTTGATTTAGTATGTTCTGGACATTATCACCATAGATCACGCACAGATAATATTCAATATCTGGGTGCTGCAATGGAATATACATGGTCAGATTATGATGATCCACGTGGATTTGCTATATTTGACACTAATACTGGTGATATTGAGTTTGTAAATAGTCCAATTAATATTTTTGAAAAAACTTTATATGATGATGTTAATATTTCCATGGACGAAATACTTGGCATGGACTTTAACAAATTTAAAAACAAAATTGTAAAAGTAATTGTCAGAAATAAAAGCAATCCATATGTATTTGATCAATATATGGAAAAGATCGAAGAACAAGGAATTATTGAACTTCAAGTAGTAGAAGATCATCTTAATTTAGATATTCAAGACGATGATTCTATTATTGATGAAGCAGAATCAACTATAGATATATTTACTAAATTTATTGATCAAACTGAAACCGGTGGCATTGATAAAAGGAAAATTAAGTCAATTATGGTTGATTTATACAATGAGGCAAATGAACTCGAATGAGTATTAAATTTCATAAGATTAGGTGGAAGAACTTATTGTCTACAGGCAACGAGTTTACTGAAATTCAATTAGATAAGTCACAAACTACTCTAATTATAGGTGAAAATGGCGCAGGAAAATCTACATTCTTAGAAGCTTTAACATATTCTCTATTCGGTAAACCATTTAGAAAAATCAATAAGCCACAATTGATTAACTCAATGACACGCAAAAATCTTGTTGTTGAAGTAGAATTTAGTATTGGTCCAAATTCATATAAAATTATTAGAGGTCTTAAGCCAAATATATTTGAGATTTATATCAATGGTACACTCATTGATCAGTCTGCTGAATCTAAAGACTATCAAGAAGTATTAGAAAAAACTGTTTTAAAAGTAAACTATAAGTCGTTTTGTCAAGTGGTCGTACTTGGATCAGCTTCTTATGTTCCATTTATGTCTTTGCCAACAGGTCAACGTCGTGAAATTATTGAAGATTTATTAGATCTTGAAGTATTCACGGTCATGAATAATTTGCTTAAAGACAAAATCTATTTCAATAATGAAGATATTCGTTCAGCTGAAACTGAAAAGCGTATTATTAATGAAAAAATAAAGTTAGTAAAGAAACATTCAGCTGATCAAGAAGAAAATGATCGTGTAATCATTGAAGATAGAAAGCAAGTTATAAAATCTACACAAGATCAAATTGATAATGCATATACTAAAAAGCAGCAATTGATGTTAGAAGTAGATAATATTATTACACTGGTTAGTAATGATCAGACTGTCGTTGACAATATTAAAAAGATGAATAGGATTAAGCATGAACTTGAACTAAAACTGAATACTTTGAAAACTGATTCAGAATTTTTTCATAATAATACTACATGTCCTACTTGCACTCAGGAAATTGATTCTTCATTTAGAGAATCTCATATACATGAAATAAGCAATAAGATTAACAGTATTAATGAATCTATACCAAAACTTTTAAATAAGTTAAATGAAGCTCAAGAAATAGTAGATCAAACAATAAAAAATCGAAATACTATGAATGAGATTAAATTAAAAATAGCTACTATTGATAATCAAATTAAAACCTACAACGATTATATTCAGCGTACACAACGCGAAATACAGAATATAGAAACCCGTACCAGAACTACCAATTCTGAAAATCTTGAGTTGCTAGAGCAACAGCAAACAGAATTAGAAATAAAACTTACTTCTCTTACTGAATATAGTTCGGTATTAAGTCTTACTGGACTAATGCTTAAGGATGGCGGTATCAAATCTAAATTGGTAAAGCAATACATTCCAATTATCAATAAATTCATTAATAAGTATCTATCAGCATTAGATTTCTTTGTAAATTTTGAACTCAATGAAAACTTTCAAGAAACAATTAAGTCTAGATTTCGTGATGATTTCTCATATGAATCTTTTTCTGAAGGAGAAAAAATGAGATTAAATCTAGCAATTCTATTTGCATGGAGAGCAATTGCTAAATTACGTAATTCTATTAATACTAATATATTAGTTCTTGATGAAGTATTTGATTCTTCTCTTGATACCAATGGTACTGATGAATTCATGAAGATGCTCGATGGATTAACAAATGATACTAATACATTCATCATATCTCACAAACAAGATACTCTTATTGACAAATTTGAGAGTGTTCTTAAATTTACTAAGGTAAAAAACTTTTCAAAAATAGCAGCTTAGATGTGTACATAAACTATTTTTTATGGTAATATAGTAATATGAAAGTAGTAATAGCAGGTAGTCGCAATATATCAGATAGACTTGGACTAGCCAAAGCCAT